AGGCCATGCAGGTCCTGTCAAAACTTCAAGAAAATGAGCCTTTCTCACCAGAGGAGGCGAAGATGGGTCGGCTCCCAGTTTGGGCTACGAAGAAATGGGCAAACGACCTGAACTTCATGTGGGCTGACAAGTTGTCCACAGCCGTAAACGAGGCACGGGAATACCTTGGTTGAGATAAACCTCAAGAAAGCCCCCCAAAGGGATGTGCTTTCTATAGACCGAACAGGTGAATGGGGCAAAGTTGAGTATCTCCACCGCCTTTCATGCGGGCATACCGAGAGTCGCAAGCGACCGAGCGTGGCTCCGAAGATTGCGTGTTCATGGTGCGTTGTTGCCGTCGCAAAAGACGAAGAACTCAGGGGATTGGCGGTTAGGCAGACTGTGATCACGGAAGTCCCGTTGGACGACATCATCACCTACGACGAAGACAGCATCCATGATGTTGATGCGGGGAGGTTGCGTGCGGGTCTTGTGTCTGCATTGGGAATCCCACCCGAGGCAGTTGAGGTAGTTGCGGAGGTTGATGAGGAGGGGAATCTTGCGACGAGTTATGTGGTTCTTTTTATTGACTTATCCACAGCCACCCGTTTGGCTAAACTTGACAATGATACACCCATGTGATAGTATTAGTTTAACTGAATGGGCGGACGAAGTGTCCATTCGTAGGTTAAACGAGGCGAAGTACCTTCAAGTACGCAGTCTGTTTAGAGGAAAATAGATTAAGTGGGTCGCCCACGAAAGACGGAGTTCAGCCGAGCCTTGATTGAGACAGATGGGGAACGCAGAGAAAGAAGCCGAACCCATTCAGTTACACCCCTTTGTTATACTCGCTATAACTCTAGAAATAGGAAATCATGAATACATTTGAACAAATGCATACAGACATCTGTAGCGCAATCGTGCGATTGCTAGAAAACACACTCAACCTGCCCGAAAAGAAGCAGGAACTCGGAGAGGTAGAACTAGAGATTCTTGTCTCCGACCTTGATCACCTCAAGGGTCAAGCAGATGTTCTGCGCAAAGCGTTGAAAGCACTTCAACCAGAAAAGGAAAACGCGTGAGCACAATCATCAAGGAGCGCACCGACATTGAACGCGCCACGGCATTACGCCAAGCACGGTTTGACGAACTTCTTGAAGAATACGGCGACTACAGCAGTATTCCCTATGATGAAGTACATCTCATCAACGAAGAACTGCGTGCTGTCTACTGCTTCTCCACGAGTCCTACTATGCCCACAATGGAAGTACTGAAGTACTACAACATTGACCGTCGCATCTGGAACAGATTTTTAGATAACTTTACCGACGACACTCGTATCGTCGCTAAAAAGAAACGCACCGACAAATATCAGTCAATCATTGACTGGACAAAAGACCATTTGTTTGAACAGGTCACACCACAAACAATAATGGACTTAGCAGACATCTCTTACCCAACCGCATTGAAGTTCATCAACGACCGACCTGACATCTTCAGAAAAGTAAAGCGTGGACTGTACGAAGTCCGCGACCCCCAATCAGACCGCAAAGCAGACAAACGCTAATCGGTAGTTGACTTTACATTTCACCCCTTGTATCGTTCTGCCCAACTGAACGAACAGGGGGAAGAATGTCAAGTTTGGATTTTTCAAAGTGCGCCTGTCGCGAACACCCGACATCATGGTGGTTCCCAATCAGCGCAACATCACGAAAAGAATCAGCACGCGCTTTACAGATTTGCGGGACTTGCGATCAGCGTCAAGAATGCTTGATGTACGCGTTGCGAAACGAAACCCACGGAATATGGGGAGGAATGGGTGAAGCGGAGCGTGAACTTGAACGCCGACGCAGAAACATTCAACTCACACCACAAGCAATCTCGTCAATGAGTGTCACGACATATCGTGCAGCCAAACGACTCAATCAGGAGGAAACGATTTGATTACCCACATCTACGAAGGATTTGTACGGCTAGACGGAGCAATGGCAGACGACCAATCAGTTGTCAACAGCGCACGAGTTTCATTTGGCAAACAATCAGAACTACACAATGATTTGACTGGGAAAGACAAAGGACTTATCCGTTTCCTGATGCGTGAAAGACACGGAACACCGTTTGAACATAACGCATTCCGCTTCCATGTCAAGTGCCCAATCTTCGTCGCACGGGAATGGTTCCGTCACAGAATCGGATCATTTAATGAGTTCTCAGCCAGATACACAGAAGTCCCGAACGAATTCCACCTCCCAACATACGCGGAGATCCGCACTCAGGTTGGGAAGCCGGGATCGTACACATTTGAACCAGCAGACTTTGCCACATCATTGGAAGCAGTCGGAATCATCAACTCGTCAAACGAACAGGCATATCGTTCGTACACGACATTGATTGAGCGTGGTGTAGCGAAAGAGGTTGCACGCATGGTGCTACCCGTATCCATGTACACACAGTTTTATTGGACTGTCAATGCTCGTTCTTTAATGAACTTTCTCTCACTTCGTACCGACAGCAATGCGCAACTTGAAATCAGGGAGTACGCCAAAGCGGTTGACAAGATTTTTGCACAACAGATGCCCGTCACTTATGAGGCGTGGGTGGATTCGGGTAGAGTGACTCCGTGAGTTTTGCATCCCCAGAAGTAGCCAAGTTCCTGAGCAAACTTCAAGGAGTGAAGAAGAGCGGGGCTAATTACGCAGCCCGCTGCCCATGCAGAAACGACGACAGCAACCCGTCGTTGAGCATCGGTCAAGGAAACGACGGCAGAGTTCTCGTCACCTGTCACCGAGGCACACCATGTTCTGTTGACCAAATCTGTGAAGCAATGGGTATTCAGAAGTCGGAACTGTTCCCACCAAAGGACATAAAAGATGTTGAAACCCGCAAAGTCAAGGTGAATGCACCCAAGCAAAGCAAGTTATCGCTTGTTGCAACTTATGATTACCGAGATGCCGAAGGAACATTGTTGTTCCAGAAGCAGAGATTTGTTGATGAAAACGGCAAGAAGACTTTCCGCCAACGCAGACCAGATGGCAACGGCGAATGGACATACCAACTAGGCGAAGTCCCGCGTGTGCTGTACAGGCTGCCGCAGATCATGAACGCTGTTGCGCACAACAATGTTATCTGGATCGTGGAGGGCGAAAAGGACGCAGACACGCTTGTTGCACAGGGGTTTGAAGCGACAACGATGCCGAATGGGGCTGGCAGTTGGAACGAGGTTCATACTGAGCCGTTGGCTGGGGCGACAGTTGCGATAGTTGCTGACAACGACGAGGTTGGGTACGAACACGCTCAAGATGTAGCCGAGCAGTTGCGTGCAGTCGGTTGCGAAGTGATGATAATGAAACCGCCGTCACCGTACAAAGATGTGACCGACCTGTATGAAGCAGGCAAAGATGCCTACCATTTAATTGAGTTTAACGGAAACGAAGAGGAAAGTCAAGAACCCGAAGAAGACGACGCACCCGACATTATGGGTGAACTTCTTTCTGGTCTTCAAATGGTGTTGAAAAGAGAAGACCTCAGCGAAGATCAGCGGATCGCCCGCGCAGGAATTCTTCTGAATTCTTTTTCACGCGGGGCTGATGTGGATCGCGGACGGCTCGTTGTCTGGGAGGAGTTCCTCAACGAAGATTACGACGATTCTTACGAGTGGATCATTCCTGGTGTTCTGGAGAAGCAGGAACGAGTCATTGTTGTTGCAGCGGAAGGTGTCGGAAAGACAATGCTTGCACGGCAGGTCGCACTCTGTTGTGCGGGAGGACTGAACCCATTCAACCTTTCCAAGATGCCTCCAATACGAACGCTGACTGTGGACTTGGAGAACCCAGAACGCATTATCCGTCGCACATCGGCAAACATCATGGGGGCTGTCAAGCGGTTTGGGCACACGCAGAAGATTGAGGCAGAACTGCTCATCAAACCGTCTGGTCTTGATCTGCTGAAGACTTCTGATCGTGCTGTCCTTGAGCAAGCGATTGAGAAGTCCCGTCCCCAGTTGTTGATTCTCGGGCCGCTGTACAAGTCGTTTGTTGATCCGGGTGGACGCACGAGTGAATCAATTGCGATTGAGGTTGCGAAGTATCTTGACGGCATTCGTGATGTGTATGGATGTGCGCTGTGGCTGGAACACCACGCACCTCTTGGTTCGTCAATGGGTTCCCGTGATTTGCGACCGTTTGGTTCAGCAGTATGGTCACGGTGGCCAGAGTTTGGACTATCATTGACCCCAGACCCAACAGCGACTGAAGGATATGTTTACAATGTCAGTCACTTTCGTGGGGCTAGAGATAAGCGGGCATTTCCAACAAAAATGCGCCGAGGGAAAACATTCCCATTTGAGGTCATTGAATTCATGAAGGTTGATTGATGAGTAACTCCAACCAAGGGCTGACACGAGAGTTCCTCGCTGATCGGGATCTAAGAATCTTCAAGATGCGACAGGCAGGAGTCCCGACAAACGAGATCGCCCGTCGCTTCAGCATGACGACCAGCGCCGTCGGATCAGCCGTCCGCCGCCAACTACAGAAACTGAATGCCGAAGCATTGATGGCATATCCAGAAGTTCTCCGTATGGAGTTGGAAAGACTTGACGCACTACAACAATCAATCTGGCCGCTCACACAACACCGCAAAGTCAAGATGGATGACGGCACAGAGGTCACAGTTGAGCCTGATATGAAGGCAGTTCAGACTGCGCTCTCCATCATGGATAGACGCTCCAAGTTGCTTGGCATGGAACAGACGAATGTGAATATCCAAATGGATGTGCTTGGTGCAGACGAGCCGATTCGTGCAACGCTTGCTGGTGCAAGCAACCGTGCCGCAGCCGTCAATGCTTTTGACCCAGAACAGGAAGTCAAGAAGTTGCTGGAGATCATGGGTTCTTCTGGCGTGCTGCCGCAGGACACGATCCAACAATTACTGGGAAGTTCAGCGGGACAGTTGGGGGCTGGGCTAAAGTCTGAGATAGTAGACGCAGAGATCGTTGAGGAAAATGATGAGTGAGCCGACCGAAGACAATCTGGAGATGGCGATGGATGATGTTGCATCAACGATTGCCCCAACCCGTAAGTCAAATACGGGCGCAAAAGATGGCGAAACCGCTAATAAGCAAGTTCTTGTCCGTGCTACCGAAGAAGACCATAATCGTTGGAAGGCTGCTGCAGAGAAAAAGGGCGTGTCAATGGCAGAGTTTGTCAGAGATGCCGTCAATCAAGCAACGAAAGAGATTCTTGACTGTTCACACCCGAGCAGTATGAAGCGTTTCTACCCGTGGGCAACAACCTGTTTGCAGTGTGGTCAGCAGTGGATTTACGACAAACGGAAACCTCGTGGTCAGAACCACAAGTGAGACACCGTTCTAAGAAAAAGGAAGCGGAGTATCGGCTTCGTCGCCCACTAGTCCAAAGACTACTGGAAGAAAACCCCTTCTGTCAAGCGTGTCCAATCTTTGCCGAACACGACGGGAAAGTCACCTACATCCGACGGCGGTCAGTTGATGTCCACGAGATCGTTCGTCGCAGCCAGGGTGGATCAATCTTGGACGAGGATAACCTGATGTGCGTGTGTCGGGACTGCCATCATCGGATCGGAAACCACCCGCAGTTAGCGTTTGATCTGGGCCTCGCAAAACACGGATGGGAAAGATGATTTTTCTTGGACTTGACCTTTCGCTGACATCAACAGGTTATTCGTGTTGTGGCGTAACAGGATTTATCGCAACACCCACAAGGGGTGCAGAACGGCTTCATATTATTACGGAAACGGTTCTTGACATCACCCAAGAGTATGAGGCAGATGTCGCTGTCATTGAGGGGTACTCATTTGCTTCTCGCACATCACAAGCACACAGCATTGGAGAACTTGGCGGCTGCGTGCGGATGCGCCTCTGGGAGAACAAGATCCCGTATGTAGAAGTCCCGCCAACCTCCCGTGCAAAGTTTGCGACGGGCAGGGGGAATGCATCAAAGGGTGAGGTGATCTCAGCGATCTCAGCGAAGACTGGGAAAATCTTTGCTGGTGCATCAGGAAACGACCAATGCGATGCGTGGGTTCTTGAGCAGATGGCTCTTGCACACATCGGTGAATCAGAATGGAACTGGACGAAGGAACAGTTATCAGCCCTTGACAAGATTGATTGGTCTGCGCTAGAAAGGAACAAATGAATAGCCGACGCACATCACCCATCTCACAGGTAGAAGTTGAGAACGAAATAATGCGACTAATGGAGTTGCTTGAGTCGGAAACCGAAGCATTTGAGTCCCTCGCAGAGGACTGCGCCAAGAAAGAAGCACTCTATAAATCCAACTGGGCAAAGGAGTACCTGTCAGCCAAAGGCTCCATCAAAGAGCGAGAAGCGTGGTCTGACTACAAGTTATCCGATGAGGCATACGACTACAAGATTTCTGAAGCACTCGTCAAAGCCAAGCGAGAGAAACTGACATCTCTCCGCACGAGCATTGATGCCCTCCGTACCCTCAACGCCAATGTGCGCACGCAGATCGGTCAGTACTGATGAATCACAAGATCCACGAATCAATCACACATCTCGCAGTCCCGCTGGACACGCTGCGGACGCTTGCAGGAAACCCTCGGATCGGCAACATTGATGCGATCTCAGCATCCTACGACGAGTTCGGTCAGGTAAAACCAATCGTTGTGCGACCGAATGATGATGGGACATCAACAATCCTCGCTGGCAACCACCAGTTTCAGGCTGCGAAACGACTGGGGTGGACACACATCGCTGTTATCCCAATGGATGCCGATGATGCCCGTGCAATGGCGTTCGCCATCGCTGATAACCGCACTAACGAACTTGGGCACACAGATGACGACCTGCTTCACGACGCATTGTCTGGAATCATTGAGGATTACGGCGACCTACTTGAGGATTTGGAGTGGGACGAGTTTGAGTTAGCAATCCTTGACCTGTCCACAGAGCGCAATGAGATTTCATCACACGGTGTGTACGAACAACCCGTTATCAACCTCCTTGACGACGAAGAAGACGAGCAGCCGCGATCCGAACCTCCGCAGCGCACCCCAACTGTCACGCGGGACTCTGATGGCGAGATCCGTCTGGAGGCACCGAAGTCTGCTGACACATCAGCATTGATCACTCAGGGGGCAACGACCGCTGGTGTGAGTGGCTCAACGAAAGCCGTCGTTCAGTATTCATTAGTGTTTGATTCACCTGACCAACAAAGACGATGGTACGACTTTCTTAGATGGTTGCGTTCAGATGCTGGTATTGCTGGCGAAACAACGGCAGAGAAGTTGATTGACTTCTTGGAACAGCACGCAGATTTCTAAAACAGCATTGGCTGAGGTTCTATAACCTCTGCGATTCGCTTCTCTGCAAGGACAGCGTATTCGGGGTTCAGTTCACACCCGTAAGCATCACGACCAAGACCTTTGGCTACAGCAAGAGTTGTTCCAGACCCGGCAAACGGATCAAGAACACGGCACGGTACGACATCGGATGTCTCACAGTCACAGTCCCGCTGCCACCCAACTGTGATCGTTGGGACAATGTGTTTGAGGGTTGATCCATCAGCGAGCGAAGTTCTCCGCATCGCATTATCGTCAAGGTCGTATTGACCTGCGCCTTGCTCTGACCAAGCCTGAAGTATTGGTTCACCCTTCTCAATAAGTCGCACATAAGGTGCTCCGCATTGGGCACAGCACCCGTACTCAGATGTTCCTGCGAGGATGCACGGCTCAACAAGCGTTGGTGGGAATGTTGCAAAGTGCGCACCTTTGTATGGTTTCGTGTTGATTGTCCAAACCGACCTGCGGTTCTTCATCAAGCCCGTGGTTCCAGACATTGAGTTCGCTGATGTCCCTCGCCGCGAATCTTTGCGTGCACCCCTGTTGTCGCCCGCGTAGATCGCTGGTTCTTTGATCGCTTCGGAGTCGTAGTAGTAGCGGGGCTTCTTGGTGAGGAGGAAGAGGTACTCGTGGGATGTCGTGCAGCGGTCGGTGACGCTTGATGGCATCGCATTTGGTTTATTCCAGATGATGTCTTGGCGTAGATACCAGCCCGCATCTTGCAATGCGAATGCGACTCGCCACGGTATTCCCATCAAATCTTTCGGTTTCAGACCATCGGGTGTTGATTTGTGGAGTGTTCCAACAATCGTTCCGAGCGAAGTTGCTTGCTTGGAGTTCGGATCAACATTGGCTGAGCCGTCTGCGTTCCGCCCTTTTCCTGAGCCTGCGTAACTGTCTCCGAGGTTGAGCCAGAGAGTCCCGTCGTCTCGGAGTACTCGGTGCACTTCTGTGAACACTTCTAGCATTGCGGCGACGAACTCTTGTGGTGTTGGTTCTTGTCCGATCTGTCCGTTGTGTCCGTAGTCTCGTAGCCCGAAGTATGGGGGGCTTGTGACGACGCAGTGGACTGATTTGTCTGGCAGTGCTTTCAGTTGTTCCCGACAGTCACCTATCAGGATTTGTGTTGTCACTTGCGACGGAACCATCCGAGAACACGCTCACGAAGGCGTGGATTGACGATGTTGTTCACATAGACGATTGTCTCATTGACAACTTCTTGTGCTTCTTCTACGACATCGTGGATTTCCTCAGTTACAGCGTCAAGGTTTGGCTTCTTTGCTTTGACCGTTTTCTTGGCTGGCTGCTTCTTCTTGGGGGCGGCTTTTTTCGCACCCGTCTTCTTTGCTGGGGTCTTCTTTGCTGGTGTCTTTTTTGCTGGTTGCTTTGCGCTCATAGGTGACAAGACTAATACATTCTTTTCTTTGCTTCTACACGATTGCGAACTTTTTATGTTCTAGTGTGTGGGAATGGACGGGTTTGATGATGCTCTTGACAAGATGGCTTTGGCGGTGGAGAGTGCCAAAGTTGCTAAGTCAATGGTTGTCAAGATTGATGGCATTGGGGAAGAGATAAACCTGAACCTACTCATCTGGAGAGATGACGAACTTGTTGCCGTTGCTCAGTTGCTATCAGAGTTTATGGAGGACAAAGAGGACAGATTTTTGCGCGTCGTCAATGCTGTCTGTATCTTCCGTCAGGGGTGGGGTGCGACCGCTGTGACAATGATTGCTGAGGCATACTGCTCATCTGACCCATCTGCCAGCAAGGGCAAGGAGATGGCTGAACTGTTCGCATCGCCAGAGAATGCCTACATCCGTGAATGCCTCTCGTTCACACACATTGATGGGGAGGATGCCTTCTTCCTAGCAGTCCCGTTCGTGTGTGTCCCTCCTCGTCAGGTGGTCTATGGGGAGGCTCTCAGGCACCGTGGTTCAGGGGTGATCCGAGATACTCGTTATCCGCTGGGGATTATGAGGGCTTTGGCTCTGGCGGTTGAGAGGTATGACGAGGGCGTGGATGAGGAGTATTTCCGTGACCTTCTGGCTAGGGGGGTTATGGATTTGGGCTTTGAGGTGAACTATAAATAAGTGCCATAAACCCTTGACATAGATACACCTATGGTGTAAGATGTAGGTATGAAAGAGATACTGATACTCATACTCTGCTCACCCGTAGCGGTTGTGGCGATAATGGCAGGGCTGGTGGCTAAATGAGATACCATCCCCCTATCTACTACACAATCCGTACCTGTGTAAGGTTCGTGTTCTATACGAGCATCGCCTTACTGCTTATCCTCGCATTCGCAGAACTAGCAGATGATGATCGTCCAGAGTGTGATGTCATCACTCACGACAACTTCACTTGGGAGTGGAACCAGACACCAGTAGACCTTGACTCGTGTATTCACCCGTGGCTCACTATTCTCAATCCTGACGGAACATACGAATGGGAACAAGAACAACCGTGATAAAGTCGTTCCTATGGAACTGAACGACTATCAACGACAAGCCTCTCGCACAGCCAAATACCCTGAAGAAATGGGACTTGTCTATACAACACTGGGACTTGCCTCTGAAGCAGGAGAGGTAGCAGGCAAAGTAAAGAAAGCAATCCGTGACGAGGGTTGCGTCATTACTGCTAAGCGTCGTGGCGAACTCCTGTCAGAACTAGGAGATGTCCTGTGGTATGTCGCAATGTGCGCTATGGAACTAGAGGCAACACTTGACTATGTTGCTGAAAGAAACCTAGACAAACTAGAAGAACGAGATATCAACGGCACAATCAGCGGAGACGGTGACACAAGATGATTATCAACATTCTACTCTTTCTCTTCTACACTCTGCCACTATCAGTCTGCCTAATCCTCCTCTACTCTGCATACAAAAAGAACAATGACTGAACAACTCTGGTCTTGGATACTCTCAATGATCGGAGTAACGGGACTGCTAGTAGTTGGTCGTCGCCAATGGCAAGGATGGCTAATCGCCATCACGAACGAGATACTTTGGATAGGGTACGCAATAGCCACCCGTCAGTATGGTTTCATCTTTGGGGCAGTCGCCTACATCAGCGTTCACTCTCACAATGCTAGAAAGTGGAAACGAAATGCGTAACTCCCCTCAACAATGGAGATACCCGACAACACCCGCACAGTATTACGGTCGTATCGTCCTTGCCTTAGGGGTGGCAATCCTGTCGTGGATAGCAGGGGCAATAATGGTAATCGGCGTGGTGCTATTCCGAAAGCGTACTAGTTAGCACTTCCAAGTAACAAGAAAGGGGAAGAGCCTAAACCCTTCCCCTTCCCTGTCTGTGTTGTCCTTGTTACTTCTTCTTGTTCTTCTTCTTGCGTCCCTTGTATGCGACATAGGCATACGCAATCTTGTGGTCTTGTTCTAGACCTTGTAGTTCTTTGACAAGTTCTGCAACTGTCATAGCACTTCTCTTTCTTTCTAGTAGGTATGTGTTAGAGGTACTTTCTCTAACAAGAACAACTATACACTAGGTGCGTAACATTGTCAAGCAATCAGGCAAACATTTCCAACAAACACACAACACCCCACACACACAACACGAACACACACAAACACACAACAAGATCGCAAACAACACACAATCTACAGATGCGGGACTATCTCCTGACGGCACGGCACTGGCATGGGGGGCGGACACGCGACACACATTATGGCATTATCTTATTTAGATTTATCTGAACTGCGACTGTTGTGTTACCAGTCTTTGCGTTTTTTGTCCCATTGCCATGATCGGTGTTGGTTTCTTCTTTGTTCGTTTTTTTGTAGTGCTTGTGTGCGTTCTGGTTCGGGTAGTTGCATGATTTGTTGGATGCGTTTGCGTTGTTTGCGTTCGCGTTCGTATTCTTTGCGTTGTTGGGCTGTTCCTTTGACTGGCATGCTGTGAGTGTATCGCTGATGACGAGACTTGGATGGCTTTCAGTAAAGGGGTCGGTTTTTTAAAAAAATTCGGTGGCCTTCGGCTGTTTTGATTTATTTGTTGGGGGGCTTTTGTGTTGTTTGTTGTGCGATAATTGGGTGGTTATGGGTTTTTCTGATCTGTCTGGTGTGCGTTTTTCTGGCAAGGCGCTTGGTGCTTCTTTGGGACAGTTGTCTCATGTGGGGCAGGCTTCGGAGTTTGATGGCGACGGGGACGGGTTTTTGACTGGTCCTGATGGTCAGGACAATATTCCTGCCCCTGCTAAGGCGATTGTTGAGGTTGTTGAGGATGGTGCCCTCGGGCATTTTAAGTCCGTCAAATCGGATTTGGAGAAGCGGCATGGTGATTTGTCTAAGCCAGATAATGTGCGCCGTGCTTTTGGCAAGGTTTTTCCAAACTTGAAGTCTTTGACATTGTTTGATTCTAAATCTGAGTCTTTGACACCTATGCAAGTGAACCGTGCTGTTTCTTTGTTGCATCATGGTGAGCGTGATCCGAAGACGGCAGCAGAGATGGATTTTGTGGCTGGTGATGGGTCTCATATCCCTAGGGGTTTGCTGGGGCGGAAGAAAAGTTTTATTGCTATGTGTTCGTTTGAGTCTGACAAAAACGGTGACATGGTTCTTGGGATTGATTTCCACCCAGATTATGAGCAGGCTAGGTACGGCAAATTTTTGAAGAGTGGCTCATGGGCTGAGGATTTGGCTGAGGAGATGCATGCTTCTGGTGCTTCTGCTGAGGACATTAACGCTGCATGGATGCATGCCATAACTACACATGAGTGGGCACACGCGCAGCATTTCCGTCGTATGTCGGAGGAACTTGGAACCCATAAGGGCGCTAGTGAACACCCTGTTTATGCTTTTGGTCGTCATCTTGGTTTGGATAAATCTGCTGTTGAGCGGCAAATTCAGGATATGCCTGCTTTTAAGAAACTTGATTCTGGTGCTGATCCTGCTGCTGTGTTGGCAGAGGCAAGAGGTCAGTGGATTAATTCGCATGACCGTGAATTGTCCAGAATCTTTGAGAACGCAAGTTTTGATTCTTTGACAGAGGACGAGAAACTGTCTCTTGGTCGCGGTTTTTCTTCTGGTGTCAGCAAGTACGCCCAGTCACATTTTTTTGAATTAGTAGCAGAAAGCAGATCTTTGGACGCTTTAGGGTATGAAACCCCTTCAAATCCAGCATGGGTGAAACTGACAAGATGGCTTAACCAGAAAGAGGAAACTGTTTCTTCTATGAACATTAGCGGTACTTCTGTGTCTTGTTCTGGTTTCAACACGGATGAGCAACTTGAAAAGGGTCTTGGTCCGAAACTTGGTTCTGTCGGGAAACCATCTGAGGTTGACGGCGATGGCGACGGTTTCGTGACTGGTCCTGATGGACGC